GCAAGTAGCCACGGGAGCCTGTCTGAGTAGGTGGAGAACCGTTCGCCTTTGCGTTAGGGAACGCTGATCGCTCACAATGCGTGAGCGTCTACCCTCGTTGCCGAGTGTTCCCAGAGCAGGGGTCAGATTCCTGCAAGGGCTAATGTGACCCTCTTTTGGTCACTGTCGTACTAAGTTGTAGAGATTGGACGCTAGACGCGCTTAACCCATCAAGTCAATGAGGGTGAGTTGAGTGCTAACTATCCGATCGCTTTTCTTGCGATGATCTTTAAACACATGAGTACGCATTGCGTGACAGTTATGGCAAACCAGCACGCATTTAGCCAACTCTTCAACAATCTGTTGACTGCTGTATTTAACAGCTTTAGAAAGGTTGAATAGTTTGACAAATTCGGGTTGATGATCCCAAGCAAACATCACATGGTTCCACGGTTCAACCAGCATCAAACAATCAACGCACTGATTAGCATCAAATTTGGCTCGTACGACCATCTCATATTTGGCTTGCTTACTAATGTCCCGATATCGGTTTGATGGTTGGTAATTGAGTTTACTTCGTTCCAAACAGCGTTTATTGTGCAACCGTCTCTGTTCGTCAGACCATGACGCCATTCGAGCGCGTGACTTTTCGCGCCACATAGCCCTAAGTTCTTCCATCTGTGCCGGTGAATAGTTCTTGTAAATGTTCTTATCGTTACTGGGCATTAGGTCCCCCTGCTAAACGTGCGCTGATCTTGTCTAGGTCTTTGGGCCGCCAGACGTGGACCTCTTCGCCTGCATCCTCTAATGCGTTTATCCACTCCCACTGCGTATTTGAGACCACGCCTTTGGGTGCTTTGAGTTCAACAAAGATCGTGCCGCGTCCACAAGTAGAAACCATGACTAGATCGGGAAAGCCTTGGTCGCCAGTGTTTGGCGTGATCCAACGGCCTGCGCGTACTTGTGCGGGCTGGGTGTGCATAACTTTCCAGCGATGCAACTTAGCCAAAGTGATAACAGCCTTTTGGAACTCGGCTTCAGATGGATCAGCCACCGTTCATCAGCCTGTCTATGATCTCGGATGCTTCACGCTTCGTAGATGGTGCTTGACCTTGGTAGTCCTTGGCTCGAAGCATGGCCATCTGTTTAACTGTCGGCGGTTCACTGGACGACCCAAGCGACTGGGTTCGTTCAGGAGCTGCGTTAGTGGTCGTTTGTGGTTGTTCGCCTTGGCGATACACCTTGACCATTTCCTCCAATGACGCACGTTTCTTGGAGCCTTGATACTGGTAGTTCGCTAGGGCCCGACCGATCGCACTGGTCTCACAGTTTTCTAAAGCACTGGTTTTGTTGACCATGCTTGAGCCGCGGATCTCTTCGGCGAATCCTGTTGTGGTCGGGACTGAGTCGGCTATGTCGGCAAACAAATACGCTTTTATCACGATGCGTGTGCCGTCGTCCACGATAATTTCGGTGATGATGCGACCGCGTGCGCAGTCCTTCCAAAATGCGGGGAGGCGTTCTGCTACTTCTGCGTAGTCGGCTGGGTTAAAACTCACAACTTGCCTTCCTTGCGAAGTCGAATCAAGCGTTGCTCTACAGACCCAGTGGTTCGTTTCAAATCTTTAGCAATAGCCGTGTTGTTCATACCCTTTTTTTTCAATTCAACCAATCTTTTGTCCTCAAACATTGCCCAAGGTTTTGTGTGCCGATCTAACTGCAAATTTGGATAATTAACCACAGGAACATTGCTTTTCTTTGATTCGCGTAACATCGCGTAAACAGATTCAAGTTCTGTATGAAGCAACTCAATAATCCGAGTCATTTCTTGTAGTTGTGTTTTATTCCTAAATAGTTTCATGATTCCATGTCCTTTAAGTGTCGGGCCTGTGCAGGCGTTTGGTTTTTAAGATTGTTGATGACTCGAATCATGGCTACGCACCGGGCCGTTTCCTCCAATGTCATACCGACGAAACCGCCTTCCTCAGCACACGCTAAGCAGATACCGCGCAACTCGTTACGCATACGAATATCGCCAGTACGGAATGGTGCATCACAGATTTCGCAGTTCATTTGAAACCGCCCAGACGCATAGCCACGATGACATCCTGCGTGCTTTTTGTCAGATTGGACAAGTAGACGCCGTTCTCCTCAGCGACATAAGCCAACTCGGTAAGCGCCTTCCTCAACATCGCTACGTCATCCCTAAGGCGTTCAATTTCCCAAGTCGCTGCCTTCATTGCAATGTCGGCTTTAGCGATCATGGCGGTCATTTCTTGAATTTGAGTCATCACGGTCGGGGCTCCCTAATTTGTCGGTATTTGCCGTCACGATAGACCAGCGATGTGGCAAAGATCAACTCTTTGCGTTCGTTCAATGTTAAACCGCCCCAAATACCTGCACATTCTTCCTGATTGGCTAAATACTGCAACGCCTCGTTAAGACATTCAGGTCGTACCGAACAACCTGCACAAACCGCTTTTGCTTCCTTAATCCTTTTGACAATCTGTTTTTCGCCAAGCCTGTGAATAAACAAATCAATGGGCATACCTCGACAAGCTGCGTGATCTCTCCAGTGACTTAGCACAGTTTCCAAGGTTTCCATCCGCATCTGCCTGTTTCTTCTAGGTCGGAATACAGCAAGTAGGCGAAACGAAGGTTGAGTGTCGGGTCGCTCATTGATTCCTCCATCGGCATATTAAAAACTTGCTCAACATAGGCGCGGTGGATTTGGTTGATTTGAGCGATGCCGTGGTCGTGCCCGTTAAATGACGGATGGGTATAACTGACGTTGAGACACCTTGTTTCCTTCCACAACAAACGACCCAGTTTCTCTAGTGTCTCAGTGTTGTTGGGCCAGCCGACCGTGATCGCAGTCTGGAACCATTCTTGACATTTGGTGTCCGGGTGAAAGTCGGCAAGTCGAGTAAACGGCACGGTGCTAGTCGTGCTTGAGGTGGTGCTGGTCGTCGTAGAAGTTGTTGTTGCTGTGAGTTCCTCTGCGCGGTCCTCAAGTTGTTGGGGTGTCAACATCCCGAGCGTTACCGTGGAGGGCACAGACGGAGCCTGAAGGGTCACTGTGGTGTCTTGGACGCCAGTGATCGCCCAAAGTGCGCACAGTCCGTAGGTGCCAAATGCTAAAAGTGCTAGTCGTTTAAGGTTCATTTAGTAGTCCTCTGATAAGTCCGCAACTGATTTGCGGGTGCTGAAGAATCCCTCCAGCATTGGTTTCTGCATGATCTCTCGGGCCATAAAGGCGCGGTAATTGTTGTTGAATTTGAACTCGCTACTGGGGTCGTTAGTGATTGCGTGTTCGTAGCGCAAGACTTCAATAAGAGCTGCGATGCCGTAATGCGTGTATCCGCGATGCATCAGCTGATAACACATTTTGGTAAGGGTCGGCATGACCCAAGGGTTTGCCTCTTTAAAGGCTTCGTATTTGAGCATCTCGGCTGGAACAGCGAGAACGTCAAAAAGGGATGGTTGCATTGCTTTCCTCCTGCGGTCGGGGTCCCGCTATCACGGGACGCACTTGGTTGTCAGTCATTTGACCGACTCCCAAACCGAATGTCAAGTCATTGAGCAAATATCTGGGCGAACGCGTCCTCAACTAGTTTGGGGTTGTCGGCCATAAGCGGCGAGATCTCTACATGAGTCCAGTCCGCACCGGGTGTGCCTCCGTTGCGTGTAGGGGTCCAAGCCTTCCAAGCGTCACGGTCGCATCGGTACCCAGCGCCAAACTTGGTGAGGTTTGGTAGTGGGCATCCTGTGCCGTCGTAAGCGTGAATTTCTTCAATGCCTAACAGGTCGCGGTGTTGATACAGGAATTCGACTAGGGCTTTGCGTTGGGCTTTGGTGCCTTTCAGGTCGGTGGCTCGCCATGTCGCGTGGACGGACAGCTGCGGTCCTGAACGCATCGGTCGGTTCGCGTAGATGCCGATGTTCTTTACACCGAACAAATACTCACAGAACTCTACGAATCGTTTTGTGCCGGGGCGGGGTGTGGGGTGGTTGCCGTCAGTGCTTCCTGTGTACGGTCTAACTGTCATGATCTTTGTCCTTGTCCTTAAGGCCGTTGGAGGCAAGTAGTCCTGTTAGTGCTCCAGCAAGTACGAGCATGACGCTTGAAAGCGTTTCCCAGCCTTTGGAGTCGTTTGGTGACACTTCAAGCGGTTGCACGACGAAGGTGAGCGAGTACAGGATCATGCCGACGGACATGATGAAAGTCAGCGACAGTGCGAATCCGACCATGAGTACTAGGCGGGCTTTGATCTCTGAGTTGGTGTATTTCTTCATGGTGTGGTTGCTCCACTTGTGGTGTCACATCTGGGGGCTTCGGGTTTGGTTGTGCAGTCGCCTCGAGTGCGGTCGCTACACCCTGTAACGACGAACATTAGGACAACGGCGAGAGCTGCGATCACGGCAAGAGTTTTCACGGTGTATCAGGGAAATCGGCTTCGGGACCTGCGGTCCATGATGCAGGGAAGTCTCGCAATGCTTGGCGGTAGGTCGCCCATGCTTGTTGGTCTACTGGTGCGTCTGCGACTTGTGTCCAGTCCGACTCGACTAGCAGGCGATCACGCTGGATTCGCATACGGCTTGTCAGTATGTCTGTGTCGTCTGTTGGGTCAAGCCCGATTTCGTTTAGGTTCATGGTTATG